GAGGAGGAGCATACACATCGTTGCGGACAAGTGCTCCACCGCTAGTATCAGATGCACCAGTTACAGTTGCTTTAAATCCACCGATTGATACTGATGGTGAGTTGACTAGTGATTTAGCATCTGGAGTACCATTTGCATTAGCCTCGCTTAGCCATGACTTAAACTTGCTATCTGCAAGAAGTTTTTCACCAGCATTTTTTGCAGTTGTGATAATCTCTGGCTTAACTACTTCTAGTTCAGCGCCAAGTGCATCTACTGCTTTACGCAAATCTGAGTCAGCTTTAACAGCCTTAGCACCTGCAATAGCAGTTTCTACGGTAGTTTTTTCGTCTTCAGTTAGTGCTCTGCCTTCTAGGGCAGCCTTTTCAGCAATTAATTTTGCTTCATTTATTAATTTATTCATATTATTTTTATCCATTTCTTTGGTTGGGTTAGTTATTTTCTAAATCTTCTATTGTTAAAAGATTTAGTGCTACATTAGCATCTAACTCATGCTCCTCAACCTTGGTCTGTTCAGACTCCTCGGACTTGGCTTGGTCAGAATTATTTATTGTATCCAATGATGTTAAAACACCGTTTAATAAGTCTACCGCATCTTTGATGCGTAACTCATTCTTAGTTGATAGTGTGCGCCCTGCTTTTGCATTATCAATATTTATTTTTTTCTCTAAAGATTTATCCTCTGATGTCTCAAGTTCAGAGAATCTAAAACCTCTAAATATATCTGTTGCCATGTATACTCCATCCATTTCTTCATAAATGCGTACCATTGCTAAAGGATTCTCTGGAGTTGCTTCTAGACTTAGTGGGTCATTTTCAACGCCAAATGATCCTTCTGTCATAATATACTCTACTCTACCATAATGATTTTCATGTGTAACAAATGAACCTTCTTGTAATTCACCCGGTTCAGCTTTAGAATTATTTATTAAAGTTTTTGCGGATACTAATTGAGTATCAGGATTAGCACCCTTGAGTGTTGGACCTGCTTCTAGTATATTTAGCTTTAAGAGTTCATTAACTCCATCTTTGGCGGTTTGCTGGTCAATAACATCATAGGCAAAACTAAACTCACTAACTACTTTCTGTGTAAGTAGTTCTCTTATGTGTTGTGCCTTAGGTGTATTAAAGAATGCTCCATTAACAAGTAACCCATCAGCAGTTTCAACTGCGCTTAATGTTTTACCAATAAAACTATCTGCATTACTCCAATCATGTGACCAAACAATGGGTAATACTTTACCAGATGCTTCATAACTCTTTAAACTATCGGCAAATGCGCCGGGTATAATTCTATCTCCGACTAAATCTGTGTTATTAAATACACTAACCTGTGCAGTAAATGATCCGTATGGAGCATCAGCATTAGGGTCTGTTGCTTTAACCTCTATATCAGCCTTATATGTTTTTGTTTGCATTAGTTTTTGCTCCTTAACTTCATTAGTAGTGCTTATATTCTTTATACTATCAATTTTGGCAATCTCAGCCTCTGCCCATTTTTGTGTCCTTAAAGCGCCATCTATATCAGGTCCAGCACCCCAAAGCAACATAGCAACTAAACCAGCGCCCGGATACTCTGGGTCATTTCTATCATTGTTTTTTGGTGCTTCAAGATCTATAATATGTCTAGCAATCCAAGGTGCAATCCTTTTTACTTTGTCATCCGATACTATACCATTAGCCATATCTCTGGCTTCGCTAATAGTTTCCGATACTAAACCATCCCCGGCATAACCTTCCTCATAGTAGATTAAACCTTTTTTAGCATTTTCAATAACATAATCAGGTACAGATACTACTTTAGTATTAGCTATGTTGTCAGTATTCATATTAACCACCAAAGTCAACAATACACTCGCAATTAGCTCTGTCACTAACATCCAGTGATGGATCACCCGGGAACTTTGCCCCATTGCTAAACAAATCATCTATATTTACGGTTTCACCATCAAGTAAGGCATGAGTACTCCTAGGATTACCTGAAGTTACTACCCATGTCTTAGTCGCTTTATTATTAAACTTGGCTGAGTCTGTTCTACTAAAACTTATTACTGTGCCTATCATACTTAAAGTGCTACCAGAGTAATCATTATCTGTTAACTCATCAAAAACCGCATCTACCGCTTTTAATGGGTCTTCATACTCTAAACTTGCTAAGGCATCATTAATTTTTGTATAAGTTGAGTCATTTATACTTTTAGCTTGGGCAAGTGATACACTATCTAACCAATTACCTAGACCAACAACATCATAGTTACCTAATGTGCTACCGGCTTTACTAGCAACCTTAGTTATCACAGGTGTTATATCATTTGCTAACTCAGTATTAAATCTTTCAGTATCAAAATAGGCTTCTGCTTTTGCGCCATGTATAAATGACTTTGATCCTACTCTAGATTTAATTGCATTTCTCTGGCGTTCAAATGATTTAATAAAAACGCTATTTAATTCTTTTACTCCTGCTTTTTTTATAGCCATTAAATTTCTAGATATAGCTTTAACTTCAATATCTAAACCATTTTTAACTTCTATAGTATTCTCTAATGCCTTTGGTGCAGTATCTTGTGGAGATGCTAAGCCACCAATCAAAACATTTAGAGGTGTAACCAATTCATCGCCACCCTGAATACTACTTAGATTAAGTCTAGCTCTAGCCTCATTGCGTGTTAGATAGGGTGCGCCAACACTAGCCTGTAAAACTGCAGCCTGTTCCTCAAATGATCCGCGTAATTTTTCTTGTAATTGGAACTCAAGATAAGTACTCTTACCGGCATCAAACTCTGGTAGTAATTGTATCTCAAACTCTTCCTGTAAAATTGTTAAATAAGGTGCTAAACAATCTTGGTATAGTTGTCTGTGTTGTTCAGTTAGGCTAGAGTAATTAACATTACCTAGACCAAGCAAACCAGCAGGAACACCATAAGCACTCGCAACAACTTCTCTTGCTAGTTGTGATGCTTCAAAATATTGGCTATCTCTGGCGCTAAAAGTTTCTAATGGTTTAGCTACCATACCTTCCTCAAGCACTGCAGTTTTACCAGCGTTATTTACTCCTGTGTATGATGACTCCCAATCGTGTTTAAATCTACTTCTTGCAGTATCAGACCAAGTTGGCGCACCTAATGGGCGCTCAATTACTAATGCTGCTCTTGATCCTTGTCGCCAAAGCATTTCTCTATGCTCACTGGCTGCTTGTTGTTCGCCTAATAGTTGTCTTAAAGTTTCAAGTGGAGATAAACCGCGCCTTAAATCTGTTGGATCGTAACCATGTATATGTATAACTTGCTCAGGTGTGTACTCAACTACTCCGGATTTGCCTGTAATTCTATATTTTTCTGGACGTAACCAGTTATCTCCTACAATAGTTACAATACTTGGCGGTATTCTCACTAAAGCAATCCTACCATTATCACCTTTTACTTTTAATCTTATTGCTTCATCATATATACATAAATCTTTTACAAGGAACTCAAAAAATCTACTTCTTGTAGTATATAAATCTGGCTGGTCTAAGGTTGATACCAAAGCGTCATTACTAGATCTTATTCTACCGTTGTCTGATTGCTTCTCATAAGCATGTAAAGGTATCTGGCTAATGTTACGACTTAGGAAGTCAATAACTGTCCTTACTTCATGTTGCGTTTTATATATTGTAGCATAATCTAAACTTTTCTCTGAGTATAGCCTAACATTACCCATCAAAGTAAATTGGTTAGTTAAAGCAGAGTTTATTTGTACTATGCCATCAGTATTCTCTACTACTGCCATGATTTAACCTCCTATTATTTGTATAAAATCTATATTGTGCTTTTCTATTAATACTGAACCAGCAACATTTACTGATTCAGTACCCTCTTCAATAAGTTCTACATTTTTAAGTATAATTATATCAGCTTTCTCATCAACTAAAACACCCTTAAAGGCTTTATTAGTTTTAAGATTTACAATTACAGTTTTACTTAATGTAAACTTTTTGTAATATTTCATGTTTAGTCTAATACCATTTTCAAGCCAATTCTAATTGAGTGATCTACTGCAGTTGTATTTGCGCAAATATCATTAGGTAAAGTATCATTTTCTAAGTCAAAGTCAAACCAGTTAGTACTAGTATCTGAGTAACCTACTTTGCCAAAATTACCATTACTAATCTCACTATCTGTTAAACCTTCGTCAGAGTATGGTCTTAATTGACCCGGTATATTACAAGCAAACTGTGTTAGATTAGCGCCTGGCATACCCAAAGGCAAAACAATCGCACCAATAAAATAAAGTTCATTAGCTTCTAACCAGTTTGAACCTGCTAAAGTTTCAGTATAAAATGGTAGTGCTTCAGCACCTGTTTCACCAAATGCTATAACTTCGCTATAACCTAAATCTACTCTTAATGTATGAGGTAAACCATACTCATTTGCTTCATAGATAAATGCTCTAACTCCAAATCCCGGATTACCAGCAGCAAGTGTTGGGTTATTATCTACTCTATAACTGTAGTGTGTTGGTGCTACTGCTACATCAAACTTAATTGGCGACATAGCAGAACCAAATTGTACTAGTGAGGCTTTTGGAAAGCGTGGGAAGTATGTACGGCTACCAACAAAGTTATTTATAGCAGTAGTAACTGTTAAATCATTTGATGGTGCGGAATATGAGGAGTCTGACATTAAGGTGTCTTCAAAATTCTAGTATCTTGATTGCCAGTTTCTGATACAGCGTATAATACTGCACCTAACCTCATATTTACCGACATT